GGTAACATTCAAGTATCAGATCTTTAAACTACTGGATAAAAATTTCACTGAATTATGAATCTTGAGACAATTCAGGAGATGTGGGAAAAGGATTCCCAAATCGATCCTGATGAATTGCACACCGCCTCTTTAGTGGTGCCTTCGTTACACTCTAAATACTATCAGTTATTCAATGATCTAAGACTTCTTCGCGCAAGAGCCAAGAAGAGGTATCAAAGTATTCTCCACGAACGTCATCTTTATTATTCTGGAAAGGCTGAACCAGAGGTTTACGAAAACGATCCTTTCCCATACAAGGTAAGAGAAAAGGATGCATTGCAGAGGTATCTGGATGCAGATGAAAAACTTTCTGAAGCCGAACTCAAGATTGAGTATTACGACACGATGATTGACTTCTTGGAAAATATTATCAAGACGATCCTAAACAGGACGTATCAGATCAAGAATGCTATTGAATGGCAGAAGTTTATTCGTGGCTATGATTAGTATCTCCAAGAAGAATGAAGTATACCTGAAGATTGAGGCAGAACCTCATGTCTTTTATGAACTCAGTGATGAGTTCACTTTCGATGTCCCTGGGGCTAAGTTCATGCCCCAGTATCGAAATAAGTATTGGGACGGTAAAATAAGATTATTCAATACACAAACTGGTGAGATCTATGTCGGTCTTCTTGACAAACTTGTAGCCTTCTGTCGAAGATACGAATACGAATATCAGTTTGTAGATAACAAGTTTTATGGGACACCTTTCGAAGAGAACGAGATGGTTTCTCTTGAAGGTGTTGGTGATTATATGAAAACCATCACGAGGTATGAACCAAGACCATACCAGATTGAAGGTGTTCATGATGCATTGAGATTTAATCGAAAGTTACTCATCTCTCCCACGGCTTCAGGAAAGTCGATGATGATCTATTCGATTGTTCGATATATGGTTGACAAAGGACAGGATGTTCTACTGGTTGTTCCTACAACCTCACTGGTAGAACAGATGTTCAAAGACTTTGAAGATTACGGATGGGACGCGGAGAAACATTGTCACAAGATCTATTCTGGTAAAGAAAAGTACGATAATCGTCCAGTAACGATCACAACTTGGCAATCAATCTACAAGTTGGAGAAAAAGTTCTTCTCAAGATATGGTTGTGTGATTGGAGATGAGGCTCACTTGTTCAAGTCAAAGTCTCTTGTCAGTATCATGACCAAACTCTGTGATGCAAAATATCGTTTTGGCTTTACAGGAACACTGGATGGAACACAGACACACAAGTGGGTTCTTGAAGGTTTGTTTGGTCCTGCATATAAGATCATTCGTACAGATGAGTTGATTGAGAAGGGTCACCTTGCAAAACTTGATATCAAAATCTTACTCATTAAACATGATCCACATAAATTTGAAGCCTTTGAAGAGGAAGTTCAATTTATCATTCAACATGAGAAGAGAAATAACTTCATCAAGAATCTTGCATTAGACCTCAAAGGAAACACACTGGTTCTCTACAGTCGTGTTGAGAGTCATGGTGAGGTAATTTTCAATCTAATAAATAACTCCGTAACGGGACGAAAAGTATTTTTTGTCCATGGTGGTGTTGATGCCGAACACAGGGAAGAAATAAGAGCTATTACTGAGAAAGAAGATAATGCCATTATTGTCGCGTCATACGGCACTTTCTCTACTGGTATTAACATCAAGAACCTCCACAACGTAGTCTTTGCATCTCCTAGTAAGTCTAGGGTTAGGAATCTGCAATCAATTGGAAGAGTATTGAGAAAAGGAAATAACAAAACAAAAGCCACTCTCTACGATATTGCGGATGATACAACATATGGTTCAAGAAAGAATTACACACTAAATCACCTCATTGAAAGAGTAAAAATCTACAATGAAGAGAATTTTAATTATGAAATCATTCCAATCAAGATGAGGCAAACATGAATGATATTTACGCAGTCATCAAACTAATCTCAGGTGAAGAGATCTTCGGTCAAGTCGAAGAATTTTATGATGAAAAAACTAGAGCTATCATGGTCATTGATCCATGCACCATCAAGGAGATTCCATCGAGAAGAGGTAACTTTTCTTTCTACAAAGTAGATGGATGGATCAAACTCAGTGAAGATAGAATCTTCTGTATTGAAATGAAACACATCATGTTCTATACAAGGTGTGAAGATGAAGAGATTATTGCCACATATAAGAAATGGGTAAGGTCTCTAAATAAGGACGATGAAGAGCCCTCTGCAATGAAGGTAGGAGTCTCAACATCGATGGGATATATCTCTTCTGTTGATGATGCCAGAGAAAGCTTAGAAAGAATCTTTAAGCTAAAAGAGAATTCTTAAAGCTGTCTCTTGAACCCTGGCAGAGTTATTGTACACAGAATTCAGTAGCTTGTCAAGCTTTAAAGAATTTGATATAATATCTACATTATTATAAGGATCAATGACACATGTACGCTGTAATGACAAAAAGACGCAGATCAGAACACTACGTTAATAACAAAGAGTTTTTGATTGCCATTGTTGAATACAAGGCTATGGTTCGTCGTGCGGCTGAGAATGGTGAACCCAAACCGCGTATCACAAACTATTTGGGTGAGTGTTTCCTGAAGATTGCCACCCACCTGTCTTACAAGCCTAACTTCGTGAATTACATGTTCAAGGATGACATGATTTGCGATGGTATTGAGAACTGTGTTCAGTACATCAACAACTTTGATCCTGAAAAGTCTAGTAATCCTTTTGCATACTTCACTCAGATTATTCACTACGCATTCCTGAGAAGAATCCAGAAGGAGAAAAAACAACTAGAGATTAAGTCAAAGATTATCGAAAGAAGTGGATATAGTGAAGTTTTCTCAGACGATGGTATGATGGCTGGTAGTGAAAGTGACTACAACACTATCAAAGACAACATTAACTATCGTTATAACCAATGAGTGAAGAATTCTGGATTGATGATTGCTTTCGTGTAAACAAAGATCGGTTTCTTTGGAAGTCCTACCTGAAAGATGGTACAGAACTTGTCAGTGGACTTACCAAAGAAATCGTTACTCACATGACAAGATTTTATCTGAAGGGTAAACAGGAAGGATGGAGTATAGAGAACAGTCGTGTTGTGAATGATGGAAAGGTCGGAGGTAAACTGTGACTGAGACTAATAAAATTCTTGCGGAGATGCAGGCTCAAAACATTGCATCTCTGTTACAGGGTAAACTGTCTCACTGGACAGTTACGGATAGATCTGGTAAACTAGTTCGTAAAATTGTCATCGAGTATGAAGATCGCAATCATCACTGATCAACACTTCGGAGCCCGTAAGGGTTCCAAGTTGTTTCATGCATACTTTCAACAGTTCTATGATGAGGTCTTCTTCCCAACCCTAGAGAAAGAAGGTATCACTACCGTTGTGGATATGGGTGATACCTTTGATAGTCGTCGGGGTATTGATTTCTGGGCACTTGACTGGGCTAAAGAGAACTATTACAACCGTCTTCAAAAGATGGGTGTGACTGTTCATACGATCATTGGTAATCACACTGCATATTACAAGAACACCAATGATATCAACTCAATCGAACTCTTGTTAAGAGAATATAAAAACGTTTTGTGTTATAATAAGGTTACTGAGGTTACACTTGGTAATCTCAAGACGTTGTTTATTCCTTGGATCAACCAAGAGAACGAGAAAGAAACCTATGAAACAATTGAAAAGACTGTTTGCTCGTGTGCGATGGGGCACCTTGAGCTCAGAGGATTTAACGCTAATCGATTCGTCGTCATGGAGCATGGTGCTGACCGCGACATATATTCGAAATTCGCCAATGTGTTCTCGGGACACTACCACACTCGAAGCGAAAAAGGAAATGTCCGTTACCTAGGAAATCCTTATGAGTTGTACTGGAGTGATGTTGATGATCCAAGAGGTTTCCATATTTTTGATACTGAAACCCTAGAGGCCACTCCAGTCAACAATCCTTTCAAGATGTTCTACAACATCTACTATGAGGATACTCCACATCAACTTATCAATACAAAAGAGTACAAGGATAAGATTGTAAAGGTTATTGTTCGTAAAAAATCCGATCCTCTCCAATTTGAAAAGTTCCTGGATAAACTTTATAAAGCCAATGTTCATGAACTCAAAGTTGTTGAGAACTTTGACTTTGCAGGCATCTACGATACCGAAGATCTTGAGAGTGATGAGAGTGAAGATACCATCAGTATTTTAAACAGATACATAGATGAAGCAGAGATCTCTTTAGATAAGTCAATTATCAAAAATATTCTCAAGGAGATCTATATCGAAGCTTGCGAGGTCGATTAATGTACATTCTCACCGTCGAAGGAAAAGATGAAAACGGTGCATATGCCGTGGAAAATGAAGACGGTGAGAAAACTCTCCTCATGTTTGAAGAACAGGACGATGCAGAACGTTATGCGATGATGTTATCCATGGCTGATGATGAATATCCTGTTTTAGAGGTTCATGAAGTTGAAGAAGAAGTTGCCATAAAAGCCTGCGAGATGTACGATTATCCATATGTTGTAATTAGCTCCAGTGACTTGGTAGTTCCTAAAGACTATGACAAAATATGATCTAAGAGATTTTATCTTTCATCAGAAATCAATAATTCCATCAGAGCTTTGTGACAAGATAGTCGCTGATATTGATCGTGATGAATGGAAGAAACATACTTGGTATGATGCAAAAGACGATAACGTATATTCTCTTGAAGACGAATTAGATATTTCATACAGTAAAGCCTCCAACGATCTTTATCCGTTTGTACTTGAGTCACTTTTAAAGTATCAACAGATTCATAATCAGAGTTTGGTTTATAAACACAATGGAATTAGGTTTAATAGGTATTCCCCTGGCCAAACAATGAAAAAACATTCCGATCACATTCGTGATTTGTTTGATGGAAATGAAAAGGGGATACCAGTTTTATCTGTTGTTGGAAACCTGAACGACGACTACGAGGGTGGAGAGTTTACGTTTTGGGATGATGATGTTGTAAAATTC